CTTCGCTATCTTATCCGTATTGACGTTTCTTACCTTTTTGAAGATGAAATAACGGTTCAGAAATGAAATCTTTTTTTCCTCTTCGGTCATGTTTAATGCCTTTCCGTAATCATCTGCGTGTTTTGGGTTTTGCTTGATCTCATTCTCCATAAATGTGAATAATTCCGAAAACATCCCCGTGCTATCGGGTAACCCCATCTTATTTGCCTCATTCTTGGAAGCCAATATGAAACCATAGTCTTCCATAATACGAACGACATAATCGAAATTCACCAAATACTCCTGAATGACCTGATTGATACTTTCTTGGTAAACATTGATCGGATAACCAATACTCATGTCATCGTCAGGGAAACCGGTTTCGTCGTACAATTTGGTGATCTCCAATATCTTACGATGATTGCTCATGACGGTGTAGCTTTCGTCCTTCTTACGATCGTTCAATAGATTAAACACCGTTTTGCCATCATAACAAGTTGCCACGAAATGTCCTTGTAAACGAGTGCACTCGGCCAAATTGGTCATGAACTCATGAAACGTGGTCTTGTTTTCGAAGAAATAGTGGAACGCAAACTGACATGAACTGACATGAAAACCGTTTTGTCCAACACCGTATTGGCGGTAAACACCCTTGCCTAATTCGCGTTCGTCTTTGGCTCCGGTGCCAAAGATCGCTCTGGTAATTTGCTTATCCTTTTCTGTAGAGAATGCTTTTCCGGATCGGATATTCAAACTCGAATTACCCGTAACGAACAAGGCGTCGGGAATATCGCTGCTCTTTCTGCGCGCTCTCAAGTAACGAGCACAGGCGCCGTCCAACCGATTTTGAATATTGTCTTTGAAGACATCCACGCCAAACACAAAGGAAATTTGCGACGAAATCCACTTGGACATATCACCGGCCTTTCCTACGGCATAATCAATAAGCGTATCACCTTTGTTGGAAACCCCTGTAATTAACTTCTTTTTCACATACAAATTATGGAAGTCACGCAACCCCTGTGTGCTGGTTTGTTCATTCGAACGATTATAATAGACATCCTCCGTAATACTTTCGGTGGGAAGACCTTGTCCGGTGGAAATCATTTTTTCTGTAATCGGGTGATGAATGGAGTGCCAATTACTATTGGCAACGTGATAAGCGTTTCCGTAATTGGCTGCACCCGCGTTCAATTCGCTGGTTTTATCATAACGGACACGAAGCGGAACCCACTTCCATCCATCCTGATTTTCCATTTCGTATTTGAATTCCACGATCATGTTCTCGTCGAAATATTCGCCCTCCTCCGTCATCATATATAGATTATTACCGTCCTTCTTCATCAAAACGTTGCAATAGCACGCGTCCGGAAAATAGGGGTTCGTGGGATGAAACGGAACGGGCTTATAATTGTCACGGAATGACGTGACATGAGATGGGATCTTATCTTCAATGAGATCTTGAAACGGGTTCAAAAATGCATGAAGCTTATTTTTCGCATCAAAACCACAATTCAATACCAGCGTCTTGTATTGAACCACTTCTTGGGCGCCCTGCATATTTTTACCCTCTTGGAAAATGTGATGTACCTCGTCCTTTCCCGTGTTATCCTTCTTGATCGAAACCAAGAAATCGATCGTATTAAAAGCCGGCGGCTTCCATTTCAAGGATTGCTCCCATGTTATTTTCTGTAATTCGCCGGCTTTTCCGATTTCATTACTTCCGACACCGGTATTGCAGGGGGTGAAGATCAAACCATCTGTGTTATATTCAAAGAGGCCGTCGCTTACTTTCGATAAGATCTTAGAGCATCCCTCGAAAATCGTATCGTTTACGGTAGTTTGATAAAATTCCTTGCACTTGATGATGAAATTCGTGGAACGCTCTTCTTTGGAGGGCGCATCGGCCTTATTTAACACCGAAACCGGCTTGATCAACTCAACAATCTTGTCCAGTAGGGGAAGACGGTATTTGTTTTCGTCTTCCCCCATATCTTCCGCAATAAATCCGTATTCACGAACACTCTTCTTGTTAATATAATATACATCAAACGCTGCATACAAATTAATGAATTTACCCGTCTTGTCGTATTTGATATGCTCGCCATCAATGATCGTGTTGAAAATCTTCTTTTCCTTGGTTTGTGCGCCAACAAATATAACATTCATATTGGTATCGATCAAATAGATCTTACCTTCCTTATTAATGAAGAGGAGCTTACGTTCTCCGTCCGCCTTATCCGTTACCGTGTAATTTTCACGAATATTCGGAACCGTCGACCCTTTTGCCTTAGGTAATATGTTCTCCATCTGTAAAGTATAGGACGAAGGACCAATGAAATTTTTACTTCCAGGCTTGTGTTTTTTATAATCCTCGTCGTGCAACAATATCATATATTCTTCATAGATTGTGTTCATTTCTGAATACGAAATGGGGAATTTCGTTTCTTGTAGTCCACCCAAAATGATACGAATACACTTCTTAATAGCCGCCATTAACTTGTCGGCGTTGTTGTATTGTGTCCCCGATCCAACGCGAGTATTGTCTACCTCCAACTCAATTTCATATTTTTCCGGGTTGGTAAAAACGCCCGCCTCCTGAATGGTATAATACGGAATAGGCTTTTTATTGTAGGTTTTTGACCCTTTTACAATACTAAGATCCGCGTAAATCGGATATTCGTCATGATAGAAACGAACGCGGTTCAAGCAACGAAATATCTTCTGTGAGTTATCCCACTCCGAAATAATATTCCTGGCTATCGGGTGGTTGACTTGAAACTCCTCTTCCGTCTGGAAGGCGGCGCGAAAATTAAAATCGGCCATATCCACCGGCTTCAATCGTGTTCCATTCTTGGCATTGGCGTCCATTTTACGCGTAAATTTCAATTTATTAAATACAGTAGATGGCATATCAATGATCTTCTGAATACTATTGGTCTTACAGTATTGCTGGATCAAATCCGTTCCCACAATTTCCGCGCGAATGTTCGACATCATACGTTCGCCGGTTTGAGCATTCAAATAATCATTCGTAATACGTAAAATTTGAGTTCCGTCCACATTCTTCGCTTTAAATCCACATGCATACAACTGCTTTACAACGTTATCATAGTGAATTTTTGAAATAGGCTTGGATAATTTTGGGTTCGAGCCAAAACGTATTTCGAACTCGTCCGTTTTCTTATCTTTACGCAATATCGGATTGTTTTCTAAATAGTGACCCACCATTTTTTCGAAATCCTCCTTCAACTGCTGCGAGACGTATTTTTTATCCTCAGTCTTTTCTTCAATGGACGAATCATTTTCCTTCGTATCATTCATTTCTAGTAATATATAGTAAATTCATATATTATTTTACTATAAATCAATTTTTCCAGTCATCAATTCCAAACACATAATTTCGAGATCTCATCGTAGAGATCGATTTTTCTATAGTGCTTGGTCTCATCATAGATGGATAGTTGCCTAGCCAAATCAGCGAGGTCTTGCAACTTATAACTGGCCATTTGCTTCAATGGTCGAGAGTAACTATCTAAAGTCACCATTTTGGTCTTCATCTCCAATATTTTGCTAGGTGATATGTATTCCGTTTGTAATTTGTATTTTCCATAAGCGTCCTTATACAAAACATAGGTTTTTGCATCGCCATCATCCGACGCGACATCGACACTAGGAACCCGTTCTTTGTTCGACCAAAACTCCAACATGCAACGTTGTTGAGGATCGACCATAATGATATTTATATTATAGTATACGATCATAGCCAACATCACATTTATGCTTGTGTTCCGTTGAACTGTGATCAACTCCGACATAATTTCCTGTAATGCCGCATTTGTAATTTTGTAGTTGGTATTCTTAATTTTAGAAACATTATTCTTCACATACGCCGAGATTTTATGTTTCTCCTCCATTTCTTTTACCCCATAGTTATGACCTATTTCTTGATAGTCATTCACGCCATGATGGATCGAATATAAACACCAAAATAACGTATCACTCTGTTTGGGCTCGAAATAGAGATCTTGCTTCGGTTCGGGCACCGCTTCTTGCTCAATAACTTCCGGGATTGCTGATAATTCCTCTTTAATTTCAGGAGTAGGTTCTTGAACGGGTTCGACAGAGGCTTCAAGAACCGTGTTCTTAATCCTTTTTGTCAACATGTATTTTCTCATATTTTCCATGTTGAATGAATTATATAGTTTATTGGGGTAATAAGATAAATTCAGTCTTGCGAACATTTGTTAGTTAGTTATATTGTAATGGGATTTCCTCTTTATTATCTTTCTCAATAAAATAAGCGTTTTTGAACTCTTCTTTTTGGTATTCCATGGTGTTGATCGAGTTTTCTTGTTCCTTGGTATATTGAATATATTCATTTAATTCATCCACGATTTCGGTGGAAAGAAACGACAAATTAATATATACGCCGCTTTTGTTCTCATTGATCTTGCATAAATTCTTGGATAAGATTTTCAGTATCTCGATTTGATGAAATTTATTCATCGCCTCGATCGTTTTCTTAATATTTTCAAGGGTCTCTAAGCTATGCATTTGTAGTATAACGGTATTATATTTTATATCGTTTTTTATTTTCTCTTATTAAACTATAATTCCATGAACATCATAGAACATTTATTCCAAAAATATTTATATGAGGAGAAAACGAACACAGCAATCGTGTTGTTCATGAGTTTCATTATTAATATTTTGAAAACAAACGGCATCTCTTTCATTACCGCGAAAATAATAGAAAGTTTAAATGGTAACGCGCAAGGAAGCGCAAACAAATACTTGATGCAGTTTATAGGAATATCGATATTGTTTATTGTTATTTTCTATGCTTATAAATATTTTCAAAATCTGTTATTCACAAAAATGGCGCCTTGGTTAAGAAACGAACTCTTAAAATTCATTATGCGTTATAACAACGAGGATTTCAAGTCGATTAATTTCGTAAAAGTAAATCCGTCTGTGAACCGCATTACAACGTCATTTTACATTATCTATTATGATATAATGACAAAACTTATGCCCAACATCACGTTTTTGATAATTATTTCTGCATATTTCATGTATAAAAGCCCTCCGTTTGGTGTGGGATTTTTGATTGCCAATATTATGATTATGTTATACTTCCTAGTGAATTGGAAAAACATAGCCGATGAACGAATGAAATTTGAGGTGAGCGCGAACGAAAACGAAAAATATATGATTGATCTATTGAATAATATGGAAAAAATTGTATATCGTGGAAAAATAAACGACGAAATGGATGTCTATGATGAAAAAACAGACAAATTGATCGATCAATCAATCAACTTCTATCATATTGTGGATAAGCATTTGTTCATTATGGAATGCGCAACTTATGCTGTTATTTTCGCTTCTATTGGTCACTTGATAAAAATAACGTTCTCAAAAAAAATCGACACAGTTACGTGTGTAACGTTTATAACTATTTTGTTATTGTATAGAGATAAATTTGGGTCTTGCATAGAAAACATGGTTGATTATATTGAATTTATTGGTCGCGCGAACTACGTGGTCGACGAATTTACAGAACTCATTGGTGAATATAAAGACGTCGACGGAAAACAATATGAAAAACGGGATCTCTCGTTTGACAATATTGAATTCGAGAACGTCACATTTAAATTCCCGATTAGCGATGAACATATTTATAACAATTTCAATATTAAATTAGACACGAACGATAAGATCATCGGCATTACTGGATTGTCCGGAAAAGGTAAGTCGACGTTCATGAAACTCATTATCAAGATGTATAAACCGTCCAATGGAACGATAAAAATAGACGGCGTGGATCTCCAAGACGTGGATACCACATATTTGCGACAAAACATTACCTACGTCAATCAGAATTCGAAGATGTTTGATAAAAACATACTGAATAATATATTGTACGGTTGCACGGACAAAGACGCATGTCATGGCCATTTGGAAGAAATATTGAAATATACAAAAATAAAGGAGTTGTATAAGAACATCGATCTCTATGGAGATGAATATAAGAGCGCCAATGAACGTTTATCGGGAGGCCAGCGTCAAATCATAAATATTATTGGCGGGTTGGTAAACCCCAGTAAAATATTGATATTGGATGAGCCAACCAATGGTCTCGACCCCGATTTGAAACAGGAACTATTATCAATGATCAAAGATTTCAAAAAGTATAAAAAATGCATATTGATTATTACACATGATCGTGATGTGTATCCTCTTTTTACGGAAGAGATAAAGATCTAGACCCTCCCTCATTATTTGTAATTACAAATTACTATTTGTAATTACAACCCAATGCATTTATGCTAACAAATATTTTAGCAGCTAGATATATAATGAACATCGTCTATTATTTATTAAACCAGTTCGTCGGCGAAGAAACCAACAATATAATTTTCATGGTACTGCTTAGTTTTATGATTAATATATTTCAAACCAATGTGATTTCATTCATAACAGCGAACATCATCGAAGCAATATATGACGCCAACAAAAAAGGGTCGGTTCTCTATTTCAAGTATTTCGTGGGAATTTCTGCGCTCTATATTTTCTTACATCATCTATTCAAGCATTTCCAAAATAAAATCCTTACCAAACTACGTCAGTGGATACGACATAATATACTGCGTATTATTTTATTGGTGAATAATGAGAAATTCAGCGAAATGAATTTTACCAAATTGAATTCACCTATTAACCGCATATCGTCCGTGTGTTTCTTGGCATTCAATGACGTTATTACATATCTATTGCCAAACCTATCGTTTTTGATCATCGTTTGTGGATATTTTGTATATAAAGAATTCTGGTTTGGCACAGCCTTTTTTATAGCAAACTTCGCAATTATACTTTATTTAATCATGAATTGGCCAGACATGATAAACAGTAACGAAGAATACGAAAAAAGCGTTGGAGAAACCGAAGCATATATGGTGGAAATATTAAACAATATCGATAAAATCATTTATCGTGGACAAACGGAGCATGAGATTGGCGCGTTCTCAGCAAAGACGGACAAAAGCATAAACTCGGCAATGAGCTTTTACTCGAATGTGAATAATCACGGTCTAGTTATGATGGTTTTGGTGTTCATTATTTTGTTTATTTCACTTTGGTATCTCATTCTGTTGTTTTTTAAACGAAGGCTCGATATCACCACGTTTATTACGTTTTTTACCATGCTTCTGCTATATCGAGATAAAATGCTTATTATCATTCAACAAGTTCCTGATTTCTTGGAGTTCTTAGGACGATCTGACGCAGTGTTAAAACATTTCAGGAACATGGAAAGTGAATATCAAACGGTTTTGGAGAACAAAGTATCGAAAAGTCGAGACGTCGATTTTAATCAAATACGATTCGATAATGTATCGTTCAAATATGAATCCAACGACAAGTATTTATTTCGAAACTTCAATATTGATCTGGAAACAAACGATAAAATCATTGGCATAACGGGATTATCGGGTAACGGAAAGTCAACGTTCGCAAAATTGCTACTTAAGATGTATAAACCCAGCGAAGGAACCATATATGTTGATGGCCAAAATGTAAAGGATCTGGATGCAAATTACATTCGTAAAAACATCACTTACGTAAATCAAAACTCGAAGCTCTTTGACAAAAAGATAATAGAGAACATTTTATATGGTTGCTCGGATATTGATGCGTGCAATGGACATCTGAACGAAATTATGCAATACAAAAAGATTAAGGAGTTATATAAGAATATGGACATTTATAATAAACAATCGGGTTCTCTGGGAGAGAACTTATCAGGTGGTCAACGTCAAGTGATTAATATTATTGGTGGTTTAGTAAATCCATCTAAAATACTTATATTAGACGAACCAACCAACGCGTTAGATATCGATTTAAAACGAGAAATATTGGAGCTTATAAAGACATTTAAAAAATATAAGAAGTCGATCATTATTATTACGCATGACAAAGACGTTTACCCTCTCTTTGATGAAAAAATACAGATCTGAAAATATTATGTGAATGTATATTAAATGAAACTACGACAAATATTTAGCCAAAGCCGGGTACTTATTATTATCGCGTTACTTGTGATATCAAGCGTTTTGTTTTTATGCAATCTTCCTTACTATTATACGGAAGGTTTTGATGGCGAAGAGGATCAATCTTCTAGAAACGAAAGCACCGGCTCTCCCGGCGACACAAGCACTAGTGCTCCAGCTACTAGTGCGGACATATCCAACATTAAGGCAACTCCCGTCGAAACGAGCACAGACAATTCTTCTATGCTTCCTCCTGATGGTTCAACCATGTCACCAAATCAATCTGACGGATCAAACATGCCGACTGACATGCCAAACATTCCGATGAACATGCCCGGCATGATGAACACGCCAACTGGGGATCCTCAAATAAAAAAAGGTGTATTCAAACAACCACACGAAAAAATATAATTGTAGACAAATACATATTTCTCTACAAGTGCCGCACCATATACTAATCCTCCAAAATACTAATAGGTGGTTTGACCTGTCGCTGTGTGGTTCCTTGCTCCTTACGTTCGGTTTCAATCAATTTACCAATCACGCAAATATAAGGGTCGTCTAATTCATAACGAATACCAATGACGCGAATAGTGATTTTCATATTTTCTTTCACTGAATTAAAAAGCTTGTCTTGAAATTGATGATCGCGCGCGACAAAGATCGTAAGAGGAACAATACCGTCATTGTCGATCACTTCGGCGTGAATTCCTGCCTTGGTGAGCGTTTTCACCTCGCATTCAATATTCATTCCCTCCACAGGATGACAAATCATACACTCAAATACAGTCTCAAATTCCACAATATCTCCGTTGATATTGCCGCTCGAATAACTAAGCACTTTCACGGAATTGGGTTTAATGAACCCCTCCGCTACGCATTTTCCCTCAGTGGACTTGGATATCACGTTTTCTAAATTTCTTTTTATATTTTTACCTACCTGTGTTATCGTCAATGCCACCTTTTTGGTCAACATAGATTTCATATAAACACCATAGATCGGCTTCTGTGCGGTCTTAATCATTTCAGTATGGATTATAATGATATAAAATTATGTTTATATCATTTCGGTCAATTTTTTAAAGAAGGGGACCAAGGTTCCATTGCGATCCCTCCTTTTTATGCAAACAAATTAGCTGGCGATCTTATTCATGATAGTCTTTTCTACGTCAAAAAACCAGACCTTGCCATTTCTTTCGGTGTCGGTATAATGGCGCAGTAACATTTCCATTACGACGCATAGACCATTCTTGAATATTTTCTCAGTATTTTTCGCAGTATAAACGCGCTCGCCGAGAACCTTATTCAAAACCTTTATGATATCGCCCTTTTTCTCGTTCTCAAATCGCGCACCTGTGCTTCGTTCGACATTCATATCTTTGACTTTGAAAACGATATCGATCTTTTTAAACATGTGCATAAACCCGACATATATGCCTTCATACTTTGTGGCGTGTATCAAATACTTGTCAATCACAAACTGGCTCAACTTTTGTTTATCCGTCTGTTTCGCCTCCTCCCATCTCGCATGATCCTCGCCAGATTGAACATAAATCTGGCATTTATTGTTATTTCCAAGAACAATACCACGCAGAGTTTTATATTCCACTAATTTTTCATCGAAATATAGTTTTATTGTTTCTTCGATCTCGGCGTATTCCTCGCTTTCTTCGAATGTTTTCGAATATATATGTTTAATCAATATCATTTTATTCGAGAACGTTAATGTGTCCAAGTAATGATACACCAAATATTTTGTAATGGATGTTAGAGGAATTCCGTGAACCTGATTTAATTCCAATATCACTTTACTCGCATGTTTATACCAATCGGTTTCTCCAGTTTCGATCTTTGGTTCATTCACTAACGCGTTTCCAATATTCAGCTCCATATCTTTCAATATTTCCTTATACGTATTCATTTTTTCTGCGGCCTCTGTGGCTTCTTCGGTAACTGGCGCGACTGTTCCTTTTTGCATAGAAAGCGTATTATCCGTCTGATCTTTCTGCGATAATTCCAAAAAAAAGGACTCGTGTTTATAATCCACAGGAACAGTGCGATCAAATATAGAGGCGTTCTCGTCATTCACTTCAATTGGCTGGAACGCATAGAATTCTCCTTTATTTATCAAATATCCACGCCTTCCATAACGATCGATCAAATATTCGTTTTTGTTCTCAATAAACTGCGATAATGTATAATATATTTGTTCGATTGGATATTCCTTCACGCGATTGATATGTTGACGTAATTGATCCCATTTATAAAACGATTGTTCCTTGAATAACTCACGAATGCGCTTCAAAATCATGGAATAATTCATCTTGACAAAGTCTTCGTTATAGGTATCCTTGACCACATCTTCCTCTTTTATTTCCTCGAAAGGAGAACATTTCATGTCACATTCTTTATAATCACAAATATCCGTATAAGGGCGATCGCCCACTTGGAAATCAACCGGTTCCGGGATGCTCGAAAGATTGATCTTGATGTTTTTGTTCTCTGCAATTGCTAATAGCTTATCCACCGTAAAATTGGTTTGACCAATATTTAAAATACAATCAACAGCAGTTTCTTTCAATATGCGTGTAACCTCACCGATCTGTTTCGCCTTTTTCTCAGCCAAACGATATACATATAAATCAGCAGGTTCTTCGTTATTTCTCGGGGTGGTTCCGTGTAAGTAAATCTCGACGTTTCTATCCTCAAATGGTAACGCACAATGGCTCAAGTTACGAACGCCACGACCAATAATTTGTTCCACACGGTTCATGTTATACCATGGCTCAAGAATATGGATCTGGCGAATGTTTTTGAAATCCAAGCCTTCGGACGCGGCCATAGAAATAATCACGACCTTCACGAGTTCTCCGTTTTTGTTATCCTTGCTTACTACTTGTTTAATATCCTCCGAATTATCGGGCGAGAAATACTTATCGCCAGTCAGCATCACATATTTGGCTTGGCGGAAATTTTCCGGCACCTGGCTCTTCGGCTTCATGGTAATGGCATCGATCGGTTCCGTGGGAGGGGTCTTAAACAAGGATTTGGTATAAGGCGCCGCACCCCATCTAGCAAAACCCATTTCTTCTAATGCGAGTGCGATTGGCACTCCACCACCATCGATATACTGAGAATAAACAATGATAACACCTTTTGAATTCATTACGCTATTGCAAATGGAAGATATTTTATTACTGTATTTTCCAATGTTCTCGCTCGCGAAAATACGTCCATAGTTCTGCGCGATTTCTGGTTTATAATCAAACTCATGTCGGAGAGGATGCGGTGCGTCTACCGTTTTATAAGACATAATATTTGCCAAACCGCGTTTTCCAATCATATTATCTATTATTTCTTTACTTTGTTCGGTGGAATAATCGGCAACAGCTTCTGTGATTGGTATCGTTTTGGGTTGCTGTCCCTCAGTAACCACGGTTAGTTTTGAAATGATTTTATCCATCTCGACATTTGGGTAAACAATATCTAACGCTTCTAATGGGATCAGCAATAACGTATATCCAAGGCCATCCATGTTCTCAAATGTCGGCATATTGATTTCAACACCATAAGCATTCGTGCGGTTGAATGTTCTCGTTTTCATATAATTCATTATGAAATCGTAACCATGTTGTTGATATTCACCTATTGGACTGACATACACAGGAATGTTTTGTATGGGGTCCTCGATTTGTTTTCCATTCATTTGAACCGTAGGATAAGTAATCGATTTAATCGAATGCTCCTTTGAAAACTTTTCGGGGTAAATACGATAAGGAAACGTGTATGGGTTTTCACCACGCACATAAGATACATATCCGGTTAATTTGCGCATCAATATTTCTTTTCCGCCCTCAATGACGCGGCCGTCGGGTAGAGTTTTTTCGAGTTTAAAGTTGCCCTCCTTATCGAAAATATCAGTAATGGCGATGGTCGCGCGTTTATCATTGGCATTAATCAAGTTCAATAACCAAATGATCTCCTTGTAGTTGTTATACATCGGCGTCGCAGACAATAACAAAAGACGTAAGTTATCAGAATGTTTTGCCACGGTCATGAGGAGTTCTGCCGTTCTTTTTTCTTTGTTATCATCCGTGATACGAATATTATGAACCTCATCAATGATAATGAGACGGTTATTGAAATTCTTCTTTATCTTCTTGATCTGAAGCGATTTCTTGTCTTGGGCGTTAAACCCGGTTTCCTCGGATATGTTCGTAACCTTTCCAATATAATTCGCCAATTCGCGGTAACCCATAAACACATAATTACTATTAATGATCGCGTTAATTTGGCTAATTACACGCTCACGCGGGATATCTTTCATACTGGTGGGATTGATCTCACTCAATAATTCGCGTCCGATACAAGTGTTCAAGTTCCAAAGACCGTTCTCCAAACGTAATTTGGTTTCATCGAATAATTGCATACGGAAGTTGGCCTTTACGTTCGGAGAAGCGACCACGATAATACGTTGTGTTATGCCAACCTGTTTCATATAAGCACGCATTTCTTCGGCAACACCAATTGCACTACAGGTTTTACCCGTACCCAGGGAATGGTATAACAACAGGCTATTATATGGCGTCTGGAAGGATAAAAAGTTTTTCACGAATAACTGGTGCGGCATAAGCTCGAAATCGGTATTACAAAGTATTTCGGCCTGTTTCTTGATATCATAAATAGTTCCGTTATAGCTCGTGTCGTAAAATTCCTTGCGTTTTGCGATTTTGATATTGAAATTGGGGTCATTTAAGCTAGGATATAAAAAATCGTAATCTTTGTTCTCCTTATTCGCTTCGAATTCGGCCCTTTCTTTTTCCAATAAAATATTGCGGGTTTCGGTCTGAGGGGCCGTTTTATTTGCTACAGAATAACCCATTTCAACCGCGGCTTCTTCATCAGTTTGTAATATTTCTTCATCGGGCAATTCATCATCGGTTTTTGATGTCGTTATTAATGGATCAGGCTCCGCGTGAGTAATGGGTTCGGGAATAACTTCGTCGCTTGGTTCCATAGTTCGTTCCAATATGGGTTTTTCCACAACAACTTCTACTGGTTTTTCTTCCTGGTCCTCCTGAGTGGGTTCTTCAATTTCTTCTTGTACGTCTGGTTTTTGTAATAAAATCTTTGTCTTTATTTTTTTATGCTTCGGTGCTTCTTCTTGATCGGTTTCCAAGAATGGTTCTCGTAAATTCGTTTCGTGTTCTTCATTTACGTGGAAGAAAGGATCAAGTAACGTATGTGAACTTTTGTCAATATCTAATGGAGCGCTTTCCAACACTCCGGTTGGAATACGGTCGTGCGTTTTCTTTATATGAACAGGATTGCTTTCGAGAAGGTCCTTTGTAATATTTCTCTGTTCTCTTGCTTGTAAATATTTTGCGGTGTATTCCGATAAATATTCCCGCAAAAAGTCACGTATTCCAAATAAACGAACTGTATCTTTACCTTTTACATATTCCACGCCATTCATGAGATCTGCGACGTTTCGCATTTTATTTCCCAAAATGGTATGTGATTTATACTCGCCGGAAGTAGTAGTATGATTTATTCTAAATTTATCTATACCAGTTATTTCAGCAAACATATAGGATAAAGCTCTACGGTCGGCATTCTTGCCATTGATATAGACCTTACGGATCTCCGAGTTCACGCCGGTGGTTTTTATACGTTCAGTAACTTTTGGTTCGGATGTTTGAATAACGTCTTTTCCATTATTCATGCCAACCAATATTTCTTTAATGAAATCGATTGCACGTTGACGTTCCGCTTGTTCTTTTTCTTCTGTCAGCGTAGGCAACGGACCTATCCCGCCCTTATTTATCTTTTGTGTAACATTATTCTTATTGGACTTGTATTTTTTCGTAATATGTTTCATTCTATATCAATTATGTCTATACAAACTATAGATATAATTATCCAAGCAGTTCTACGACAGGAGATAGTCAGGCCATCGGGGAAAGGAGGGGACGAGCGAGGACATTGGTTCCCCGCTAAGACAACAACCTGTATTTTGTTAAACAGTTATTAATGTTCGTTAGGAGCTTCTTTTTTTCTAAATTATAAGGACGCATGCATTGGACACAGTCGTCATATGATTTCCATTCCATTTTGCTTACCTCGGACGGTTCAAAATTTTCCATGTTTAATGTATCATTGAATTGCATGAAAGATACAAAATACTTATGCTTATACGATTTATAATTGGATCCCGTGAATAGTTCTTCGTACGGCATAAGGTTTTCTATAATTCTCAATTTGCGTGCGTCTAACCCAGTTTCTTCTTTAAATTCTCGCGTCGCGCATTCATAGTCTTTTTCTTGGAAGTTGCGTCTACCCTTCGGAAACCCCCATTCCGGTTCCTCCCACATATCATATCGATTGCTTTCTTCAACAATTGTATTCAAGTCGTATAATTCATTCTTATTCATGATACCGCTTTTCAATGAATTGAACTTCTCTTTCGAAATAATCTCTTCCACTTTATACTGGTTCGAAATGTCTTCGCTTCCCCATATATCTTTCCATAACTCAGCAAACGTATAGGTGAGAACCTTTTGTTTTTCTGCTATAGTCATCTGTTTCATCATATTAATAATATAATCTTTGTTATAGATCGAATACTTTCCTCGCATAAAATCGATAAACCCCAACGTATCTTTCCTACGGATCATCAAATATTCAAGATCATTTTGCGGAAGTGTTTCATTTCTACGGAAAACAATTATTCCTATACTGGTAATGGGCATTTTACATTGGTGGAATAAATGGCCAATTTTCCCACAGTTATTGCAATAGTTATCATTCATATATAATTCGATTAAGTTATATCATTATAATCCAATGTCTTTATATATTTATAAACGAATGCAATTAGATCCGTCAGTGTGGGGCCCGCATTATTGGTTTTTCCTTCATACGATTTCTCATTCTTATCCATTAACACCAAATGATGTTACAAAACGCAAATATTACGATCTCATACAAAACTTGCCTCTCTTTATTCCGAACGAAGAAATGGGAAACAAATTTAGTCAATTATTAGACAGATATCCGGTCTCCCCTTATCTTGGTAATCGCGAATCGTTTGTACGATGGGTATGTTTCATACATAATAAAGTTAATGTTATGCTAGGAAAAGAAGAGATCTCATTGGCAAAGGGTTTAGATTTATATGCGTCAGAATACAAGCATAAAACTATACGCATTGCCGAAAAATTCAAGATTAAAAAGCACTATATTTACATCGCGTTGATTTTAATTTGTTTATTCCTGATATACGTCTATTATTAAAGTGGCGCGCTGGTTGAATAAATATCTCATTTTAATGTAATATAGATAGACAAATGAGATTTGAAATACTATTATTTTGTATCACCGCATTCATTATAGCCAATATTTACACCGAAGGCAAGTACTTCAAATTATTATTATCGTGGAAAAAATACTACCAAATGGCGGGCGTCGCATTTGGTGGGTTAATGATTTATTGGCTCATCAAAAAAAATCCGATGAAAGCGGGACAAATCCTATCTGCGTCGAATGACTATGTGAAATATCTGCCGATTGATAAGACCACAAGTAGTATGATATCGCCTATTTTGGATTTTACGAGCAAACAAAATTACGCGGGCAATTATGCATCTAACATGGGCGGAGGAGAAGGATACTATAATAATCCGATTATTTCCGCCAACCAACAAAACGCGGAGAACCGTATCATGGGATCTGGTAAAAAGGCGACAAAACGAAGCGTTAGCGAGACCAAAAAGAAATTTGTGGCCTCTAGCCAAAATTGGCGTTGTGGTGATTGTGGAGAGCAACTAACAGCGTGGTTTGAAGTTGATCATAAAATACGTCTAGAATATGGAGGCAGTAATCACATTGACAATTTAGTAGCATTATGTCGCGAATGTCATGGTAAAAAAACGACCATTGAGAATTTGTAATTTCTAGCATGATTATTATATCGTCAAATATATATACGATACAATGAATAATAATATACAACCAAAAAGAAACACTGGACTGGATATTATGCTTAACTTGACAAAAACAAACAATTTCTTAAAATATGCATTTGTGTATGCAGTTTTAATTGCGTCGACGTTATTCTTTTATAATTTCGCACGAATAGAACAGAATTTTTCCATGGACACGTTTGTCTATGCCGGATTGATCATATTTCTTTTATTGATCGTATTGTTTGTTGTCTATCCATCGCTACAAAACGGCAACACAAGTTCTATTATGGTCATTTTAAGCTTTATTATAATGGCTATTTCGTTTACAATATCTTATTTGGCCACCACATTTACGGCTAGTCAACTCAAAACAATGAGTTACATATTATTCATTATCGCTATGGTTATAATTTCTGTAGGGTTGGCTATATTCTTTTACTTATACAGTAACTATTTGAAAAATCGTCCAGGAATTGTGGGGTTTATCATCAATTTCGTATTTTACATTCCTTGTTTAATCATCGATTTCTGTGAATGGGCGCAAAAAGAACTGAATATGACGTCAAGAACCATATACATTTTATTTTTAATAGAAGTTGTTATGATAACCGCTTATTTTACATTTCCATTGCTCTATCAAAAACACTTTAAAGCCGGCGTGGATTTGTTACCAGGCAGTCTATTTTTAAATAAAAAACAAACTATTGCTATAGATAGCGAGGCGCTTATTTTACCTGACGAGAAAATAGCAAATAGAAACCTTTTATATGAACTTTTGTTTCCAAACATAGACGATCCAGGAATGCAACGACCCGACGCAGCCTACCAATTTAGCCCGAATTTTTCAATTTCCATGTGGATATATTTAAACGTTCAGACGAACTCCTTCACTTCGGCCAAAGACATGACAATATTTAGTTATGGCGCGGGAAAACCAAGAATTTTATACAATAACAGCGTCACTGATAAAACAGTGAAGGATATTTATAAGATATGTTTTACGGAAGATACTGACACATCAAATCCGGATCAAATGTGTATAGTTTCTTTACCAGCGCAAAAGTGGAATAACTTTGTTTTCAACTACAAAACAAATCATGTAGATATATTCATTAACGGTAATTTAGAAAAACATCTGGACTTAGCAGCTCTTGGTCTATCCTTACCCAATTATTTAGTAACAGATAAAATTACAGTCGGATCTCCTGGTTTAAATGGCGCAATATGCAATATTTCGTACATGCAAGTAAATAGGACGAAAAATCAAATAATAACAGATTACAATTTGTTAGTGAAGAAAAACCCGCCTGTTAGTATTCAATAAGAATTATTCAAAATAATTTGTGATCCTACTTTATAAAATGAATATTACGGTTATAATTTTAGGAATAACGCTAATCGTCTTAGTCTATGTTCTTTATTTATACCTTTCTACTGGAAACAATGTCTTATCAAAATCGGCGGCATTAACTGTTGCGCCGCCTCCTATCACGAACATTCAATCTCCTACTTCGTCAAGATACGCGTATGGAATTTGGATCTATGTGAATACGTGGGATTCTTCACAACAAAAGGTTATTTTTAGCAGAGATAATAACTTGTCTTTATACCTCGACAAGACTTCTCCTACCCTTTACCTTGATGTTACTATGAATGACGGATCAACACAAACTATAATGATTACTGACAATTTCTTCATTCAAAAGTGGGTTCATGTTTTGGTGAGCGTGGATAACAGTTTCTTTGATTTATATTTGGATGGTAAGTTAGTGAAGTCCCAGAAACTTTTCACCGCGTCGAACGGATCGACTGCCGCTGTTATTCCCGCCACCCCCGGAGATTCTTCAACCCCGATCCTTTTAGGAGCAACTGCGAAAAAATCGACAACATACGATGCTTATGTTGCTCGTTTTATGCGCTGGACTGAGCCTCTCAATCCTCAAACTGTATGGAATACCTACATGCAAGGAAACGGAAACTCATGGGGAATTTTCCCGAATTTATCGGCGTACAACGCCGACGTTTCGATATTGAAGAACAATATCGAGTTTTCTAAGTTCCAAATATTTTAGTCAAAGTGTTTTATTTCGAATTATTTGAATAGTTATATGTGTATGTAATATATAACTATAGATTAGATCATGAACCAACAACCATTAAATAACCCTCCTTTACAAAATCCCCCAGCCGCGTCGGGTATGTCTAACGCATTGAGTAGCATTAAGGATAGCGTAAAAAGTGCATTTAGTGGATTTTCAAACCAACCTAACGCCACCGAAACATTTCGTTTTTCCAATACAATTATTGCGAAATTCGCTTTTTTAATATTTGTTATCATCGTCTTCATGTTTTTTGTAAATTTAGGAATAAACTTGATCACCTATTTTACATCACCTCAGTCAATGCCTTACATCGTAGAAGGCATGTTACAAGGAAACGTTCCTGTTACTATTCCTCAGGATCCTAGAAAGGAAGGTTCAATTCAGTTATTGCGATCTAACAACGAATCGCTTGGTGCCGAATTCACATGGTCCATTTGGCTTTACATAACCGATTTGCCTCAAGATAAAACGAAATACCAACACATATTCAATAAGGGAAATAACGTCTATAATTCATTGAACGTTGCCACAGTAAACAATGGGCCTGGATTATATTTTGGCAATCCTTCTGACCCTAAGAAATTAAATAGTCTTTATTTGATCATGGACACCGTTGATCAGAATGACAAAAACACGTCCGTTGTTATCAATGACATTCCTCTTCAAAAGTGGGTTCACGTTGCCATTCGTATGGAAAACAACGTCATTGACGTATATGTAAACGGAACAGTTTCCGCTAGATTATCTTTAAGCAATGTACCAAAGCAAAATTTTGCCGATATTATGCTATTCCAAAACGGTGGATTTAGCGGAAATATTTCCAATCTTCGCTATTTTGATAAGGCATTGAACGTATTTGATATTAATTCTTTGATCAAGAAGGGACCTAATATGAACGCCAGCGCACAACAGAAGGGTATCAGCTTGATGAGCAACTACGATTATTTGTCGAGCATTTGGTATGGAAGCAAGCTCTAATTCTACTCAACATGTTAGTGTAATAATTTGATCTAAGACGAAGATCATATTATTTTTAGTTATTATACCGCATAATATATATAATGGCCACGATTGATCTATGTTTCAACACTATATGTTCTCAAAGAAAACAATTATTAAAATTTTCTGTTCCTCCTATTCGATTTGAATTAACTTCGCCGTATTTACAGTATCCGCAATATAGACAAAATGATTTCGACATGAGAAGAAAGGCCGAAATATTGAAATATAACAAAAGTAATAGCCAAACAAATAAACCAACGAAAAAACAATTGTGGGCTAAACTAAACACTACTACCGCGCCGCAGTCTCAATCTTTCGCTGACACTATTTTGTATAATTATGATGGGTCTGGTAATTATGAAACTGTTGTCGTAAAGTATCCGGATACATACACGATAGTAAAAACCCAGATTGATAAAACATCAGAAAATGAGCCGGTTTACGCAGTTGAACATGTTATTATTCCGGGGACATTACCGGCTCCGTGTAACGAAAACTTCCCCCTTGCGTCCAGTTCTTCTGGTGTTCCTGGTCCTATTGTTAATCTGTATTTGGATGAAAATGTGCCTCTTTACAATTACGCATCGAACGCTAGAAACTACGCAATTATCAATACACAAATAACAAATCAATGGAATACATTTACAGCACCAGACATTTCATTTAATGATAATATTATAACAACGTTGTTTAAATTGGTCATTAATAATCCTATTGCAAAAACTTCTTACGTATATAGCATTCAAACCCCTATTAGTTTATACTTTGAAGGAACTCTTCTTCCTAGCGCCTATTCGAGTTCAGTCAATCTTATCAATAATGTGGTTAAATTACAAAACATTTCCCTAACCGTTTTATACAATAACCAAAAAATCGTGTTTGACGCGAACAAAGGCCAGACCCCTATTTTTTCGCCGGTTACGAATTATGAGACAATCGGCTTTGATGTTTCCATGACACCCTATAATTCATATCAAGGAATTAAAGGACAAATATATTTGGGCATGTTGAATGTTTCCAATATTAATTTACAAACCCAACCTGGTTTTATATATGATGTAAAATTAACCTTTACTATGGCGAGCACATTGAACGCGTTTTATCTTAGTTATTTCAGCGATTTTACATCAGGAATTTTATGTAATTCAAGCAGCACTCAAACCAGCAATACCAATTGTACAATAAAAAACAATTTTTTTAGTCGCCGCTCAGACTTTTTAGTAAGCGGTTCCTGATCGAGTTTTCTCATGAATTAGTTTATTTAATAGCTCGAGTTTGGCAAGTAGACGTCGATCATAATTTTTGGGATACGAATTGAAATCGAACTCCGCCTCCTCTAGAAAGTTAATTATTTTATAGGCCATTCCTTCGAATGTGTATAGTAACTGATCAGCGAACCTTTTTAATTCATAAGTTATTCGTTGCTCAATTTTCGTATCTGATTGAAACATCACGGCGTCAAAAATGAACTCGGGGTTTTTTAACATGAACATTGGCTTATTTTCTTCCTCTGTCAATTCAAAATAGGTCTTTGTTATTGTTCTCATCATCTGCATAATTTGAGTATACACCGAAAGCGCTACACTCGACTTGTCGATTTCCTTACTATTTATTATGTCCGACAAAAGCCGCAAAACGAAAATGACATTACGATCGAATTTTTGTTCTCCGTTTTCTGTTTGGAAAGACACAAATCGTTTATAGTCTTGCTTTGTTTTAATGAAAGTTTGGGTCTCGTTTATCGTTCTTCTTACATTTTCAGTAAGCTCATACATACTGGTGTCCTTTGTAAATTTGTTAGTAAGTTCCGTTGTGTATTGTGAATAACTTAGAATATCTTCCTCGCTCGAGTTCGCGACATGGTTCAATAATTGAAAATTTTCAGGCAATACAGAATATTCATAAGTTCCGCCGCGCACATTATCTGTTCCATAAACTAACATATATCGTTTTACCATATAATCGACGTCTTTTGCGTCGTCTAGGGGCTGGACGTCGATAATACCCAACGGCTCGTTCGTTTTTACATACTGAAACGAAAGGATACATTCTTGTATGATCTGTTTGTCTGTCTTATCCTCAGAAGCATAAACGAAATACTTGTCATTCAGTAGTTTTAATAAATAGATAAACAACTCCGGCTTCAACATTATAACAAATATAAACCATATTATTTATATTTATTTCATAGTTAACTTATTTCCTTTCATACCTCACAAATGATTTACAGTTTCTACTCGCTTGTATGAAATCTTTCGTATCGACGGAACACCATTGTTCAGTCGTGGACGTATTCGATTTGATTAATGGCGCGGCGGTGGTAAGTGGAACAGGAGGAATATCATCCTCGGCCGACGAAGCATTTAATAAATCATCAAAGGATTGTGAATATAAAGAGAACTTTTCGCACTTTTTCTCTCTATCCTCCTTTTCTTTTAATCGACGACGAACTATGTCCTCATCGCTGTCCTTATCGGTCGCTCTCATCATTATACCTGTGGCATCATGAATTGTGTCGTCGGCGATCTCTATTCCAGTTATAGCTCCGTCTGCGACTACATCGGCTACATTATTTATCGCGCCTCCAATACTAAATCCGAACATGTATAATATATTCCTTATAACTTGATAGACCGGTTCGAAACAATAAGTCAAAACGTCTGCTATAAAACCACAGACATTTATTCCTAAAAATCCTAAAATTAAAAGCGTTAGCAGTATAATAATAATAAAATTTTTGTATTCTGTTGTATACGCGTCTTCACATGTTGAAAAGACTTTTTTAGAGACCGATGATTGTATATCCATGCTGTTTATCCTAATATATAATAGATTATATTTTTATAACAACGAGTTTCTTTTTTCGTTTGAAAAAGCATTATAATTTATATAACCATTCTAATGGGAATATTCAATTACATCGACACGTTTTTTTTCATAAGTTTAGGAATAACCTTTATCCTTATTTTGCTTCTGGTTTTTCATTTTAAACAGCGCATGACAGCATCGGAACAAAAAAATGATACCATGTTTGAAATAATAAACAATATAGTACAAGAAATCACGACGATCAAGAATTCTGTAATCGAACAAACTACGTGTGTTTTTAAAAACCCAATGAATGTTATGCGTGCATCAAATTCGTGTTGTTTGAGACCAAATGATGTTAGTGAACAACCGATAAAACTTCCTACTTTGAATTCGTCATCGGGTAGCCAACTCGTTTTTTCTGATAACAAAATCGTTGTTTCTGATAGTGACGCCGAGGAGGACGAAGACAGCGAGGATGAGGATAGCGAGGAGGACGACGATGACGACGATAGCGAGGAGGACGAAGACGAGGATGACGAAGATCAAATGGAACCTGCTCAAGGAGGTGTCAAAATCATTAATGTCGACATCGGCGAAACTATTGAAGTAAACGAAATTTTATCTGATCTCGATCAAGAACATGATACGGAAGAGCCCGAAACCAATATAGATAACATTGATGTTACAAACGAAAATAGCATACAAGTGGAGAAACTCGAAACCACAGAACCGGTTGTTGAAGAAACAAATTTAGAAACAATCGACACCAAGACAGAAAACGCCCGAGACATTTATGGTAAAATGAGCTTACCGCAATTAAGAGCCGCAGTAATCACAAAGGGTTTGTCGTCCGATCCGAGTAAGATGAAAAAACTGGCTCTGATAAAACTATTAGAGACAAATGCCGAGGAGTAAATTTTATTTTTATCATGTACTAATATATAATAAAAATAATGTCATTTAATTTATACGAGTCCGCATATTTGACATCAGCTTTTCCCGTTATTAAAGAAACAGTGCCCAAATCCTCTTTAGGATATAATACCAATAACAAATATCCCGAATTTCCTCCGCTCATGAGCGACGGGAGATCTATCGTGGCTTCTTATCAACCGGAATCCTCGATCAATAACGAAATTTTAAAGATAAACAATATTAAATCGAATTGGGAGTACCGCAATTATTTAGTTGAGAACGCCAAACAAATTATGGAAACCAATTTCAGAGAATCATGCAATGACACGGGTTATTTTGTCAAACAATATGAAGTCCCTTTTTCGAACGAAGTTGTAAAGGATACCAATAATCCTCCTTTCCATTACAATAAAGACAATCTCGATCAAAAACCTTTCGGATATGCCTCTAGTGATTTGAAAGACATTTACTTATCGCGTGAACAATTAAACGATAAAAAGTTTTCGGATCCTATAACACAACACGAATTATTAACACGTCGCGCATAAATATAAAAAGCTTATATTCTTATATTTATTCATTCGCAATGAAACTCATTAGTTTTGATGTGGGTATCAAAAATATGGCCTATTGCATTTTCGACGTCAGCGGAACGGATCGCGCAATACTGGATTGGAATGTTCTCAATTTGATGGAAGAAGAACCCATAAAACAGGTGTGTAGTTGTCTCATTCCCGGAAAAACCAAAAAGATTGAACCGAAACCCTGTGGTAAGACCGCAAAATATTGTAAGGCCGGCGTAACATATTGTGATAAACATGCAAAAAAGAGCGAAGAACACATGGTGCCCAAAAAAGAGTTCTCGCAAACAGCGCTAAAAAAACTGAAGAACGCGGATTTATTGATGATGTGTAAAACGCATTCCATCTTGACGACGGAGGAAGAAGCACAATTCAAAAAAACGGAAATACTGGATAAAATGAGAACATTCTTTGACGCAAAATGTTTTGAACCTATTGGCGCAATTAAAAAGACCAGCGCCGGCGAAGTGGATCTGATTATCATTGGAAAAAACATGAAGAAGTTACTCAATGATATCGAGCACATAAATGGAATAACACACGTCGTTATTGAGAACCAGATTTCACCCATAGCCAATCGTATGAAAACGATACAAGGAATGTTGGCGCAGTATTTTATAATGAATAATTCCGATATACATATTGAATTTGTATCATCGAGTAATAAATTGAAAGGCCTAGTAAACACACTTAGGTCAACGGAAGCGCCAACCGACGGCGCGGATCCGAAAAAAACTAAGTATAAGGAGAACAAACAAAACGGCGTGATCTATTGTTCTCAAATCTTGGAACAAACCCCGCAATTTTTGATATGGAGGCATGTTCTGGAGACAAAAAAGAAGGATGATTTAGCCGATTGTTTTTTACAGGGAATGTGGTATTTGCGACGAAACGAGAAATAATAAATGTTATGCGGAGAACTTAAAAATAAATAGTGTAGTTTTAACATAAATGGAAGTGATTGATATCGGATTGAACGATTTAGAACCGGTCTCTTTGAGTTTCAATGATGGACCTCCTTCAAAAGCTGTAAATTTTGGGCCAGGAATTGAATTATTAATGAACGATAAAAAGTTGCCATCGAAGAGCGCGAGCGTGGATTTAGGAGATCTTGATAATTTGGAGAACGAATTGAATGAGCTTTCCGGCGCAAAACAACC